TTGAATATTACTAAGGACAGTCATGCCAACCATCAACCAGTTACCCGTACTCAGCACGATTTCCAGCGGAGATCAGTTACCTGTTTACTCGCCCAACAACGGGGATGCACGCAGAACCTCTATTGGTTCTTTGTTGACTTTCTTTCAGCAAAGTTTTGCCTCGCCTACGCTGGCGGTTAATCTGTATGTACCATCGACTGGTTTCAACATTACCGTACCTACACCAGTCGCAGAACAGCAATGGATGTTGTTGCAACCCGCTAGTGTCTTGGCCTCTGGCACGGTTACCTTGCCCCTGAACACTGGTGTGCCTGATGGCACTGAGTTATTGATTACTAGCACACAAGAGATTACAGTTTTTGCAATCGCATTGAATGGTGCAACTGCAATTTTCGGTGCTGTAAATACAATCTCAGGTGGTGCTGCATTGCGCTTTCGCTTTTATCAAGCAACGAATAGTTGGTACAACATTACATCGGACATTCCGAGTTTGAGTTCAGCCGTTCAGACTTTCTTGGCAACGCCATCAAGTGCCAATCTTCGTGCAGCAATGACCGATGAAACAGGAACTGGTGTATTGGTCTTTGCAACCAGCCCAACGATTACAAATCCAACAGTAAGCACAGGAACATTCACTAGCCCAACATTGGTGACACCAGCAATCGGTGTGGCTACTGGTACAAGTTTGACCGCCACAGGTGTAATTGCATCAACTGGCACTGCTGGCGTTGGTTATGCAACTGGGGCTGGTGGTGCTGTCACTCAGGCAACAAGCCGAACCACTGGCGTGACCCTGAACAAGACCACTGGCGCAATCACATTATTTAGTGCAGCGGGAACTACAACAGCGGCAACTTTTACTGTGACAAATAGCACTGTGGCGGCAACTGATGTGGTTATCTTGAACCAAAAATCAGGCACTGATTTGTATGACCTGATGGTCACTGCGGTGGCTGCTGGTAGTTTCAACATCACATTCCGCACCACTGGCGGTACGACCACAGAAACCCCAGTATTCAACTTTGCGGTTATCAAAGGCGTGGCGGCTTAATGGCAACCAAACCTAAGTCCTCGGTTAATGCGGCTGGCAACTACACGAAGCCAACCATGCGAAAAGCCCTGTTTGAAAAAATCAAGGCAGGGACAAAGGGCGGTGACCCAAACGAATGGTCTGCCCGTAAAGCACAAATGTTGGCAAAAGAATACAAAGCTAAAGGTGGAGGCTACAAATGAAAGCCCCACAGAAAAGTCTGAAGGACTGGGGTGAACAGAATTGGCGCACCAAGTCAGGAAAGCCATCGTCCGAAACTGGCGAAAGGTATCTGCCTGAAAAGGCAATCAAGGCATTGACCTCTGCCGAGTATGCGGCAACCACACGGGCAAAGCGCGAGGCCACAAAAGCGGGCAAACAGTTTGCAAAGCAACCCAAAAAGGTTGCTGAAAAGATCAAGAGTTTTAGATGAAAACCCCAGCTTATGCACGCAAAGAAGGTCAGAACCCAAAGGGCGGTTTAAACGCCAAGGGTAGGGCTGCGGCAAAGGCTGAAGGCATGAACCTCAAGCCACCAGTGAAGACTGGCGACAACCCCCGCAGAGCATCGTTCTTGGCTCGCATGGGTGGTAACTCTGGTCCTGAATACAAAGACGGTGAACCCACACGCTTGCTGTTAAGTTTGAGGGCTTGGGGTGCTTCTTCAAAAGCAGATGCTCAAGCCAAAGCAAAACGCATCAGCGCACGCAACAAGGCAAAATAACAATGGATTACGAAACCTTAAAAAACGTGCTGAATGAAAACCAAGGGAAGAATTTTGTCCGCAGGATTCTCAACCCCGAGGCATACCCAGTCATGGACTTGGGAAAAGGCGATATTGCTACACACCAAATGGAGTATTCTGAAGCTGGGCCAAATAAGTTTATTGTTTACCCAAGAATTGCATACGAAAATAAAGAACTGAAAAATTATGGTGATGATGCTTTTGATCGGGCTTTAAAAAGCAAGGATTACATTTCTTTTGACAATGAGGCAGATGCCGAATACTTTTCAAAAAACTACAAAGAATACTGGGACAAAGAAAAAAAGGTCTTACCGTCAGTAGGTGAAAAATAATGCAAATACCTATCTTGAGTGGTATTTACGCAGACACAACACCAGAGTTGCGTACAGCCTACCCTGTCAATCTTGTACCTGTGCCAAAAGTAAGCGGCATCAGTGCTGGTTTTCTGAGGCCGGGCGATGGCATTGTGGACAATGGAACAGGGCCGGGCGTTGACCGTGGCGGCATCAATTGGCGTGACGAACTTTATCGGGTGATGGGCACAAAGCTGGTTGAAATAAATTCAGCTGGTGTTGTTACTGTGCTTGGTGATGTGGGTGCTGGTGGTCTTGTAGTATTTGATTACAGCTTTGACGAACTGGCTGTTGCGTCTGGTGGCAACATATTTTTTTGGGATGGCGCAACATTAACGCAAGGCGTTTACCCTGCCGTAACGATTGGCCCAATTCTTGATTTTTGTTTTATTGATGGTCGGTTTATGATTACCGATGGTGAGCGTTTATTCCTAACCAACATTGGCGACCCTTTTACGATTGATGCGTTTGCTTTTGAAGAACCAATAGCCGACCCTGACCCGATTACATCTTTGCTGAGATTGCGTAACGAGGTCTATGCAATCAATCGCTACACAATGGAGGTCTACGACAACACGACTGCGGCTGTGCCTTTTCCTTTTCAAGTTATTGATGGGGCGCAAATCCAAAAAGGTTGTGTAGGCATACACGCTTGCTGTATCTACCTTGAAAGTGTTGCTTTTTTAGGCAGTGGACGCAATGAATCACCAGCTATCTATGTTGGTGAATCCGCAACAACAACAAAAATTAGCACACAAGAAATAGATAACTTGTTGCTTGAATATTCAGAGGCGCAACTTGCCTTGGTGTTGCTTGAGGCTAGAAATGACAAGAGTCACCAGTTTTTGTATGTGCATTTACCTGACAAGACATTGGTTTATGACGCAGCCGCAAGTAAAGAATTACAAGCACAAGTATGGTTTATTCTGACCAGCAGCATTGTTGGTTTCTCTCAATACAGAGCCAGAAACATGGTGTGGGTTTACGACAGGTGGATGATTGGTGACCCACAGTCAAGCAGCATTGGGTATTTGGTGCAAGACATTGGCAGTCATTGGGGCGAGCAAGTCTACTGGCAGTTTGGCACATTGATTATTTATGCCGATGGCAAGGGTGCATTAATGCTGCAACTTGAACTGGTGAGCCTGACTGGTAGTGTGGCACTTGGGACAAACCCGCAGATAAGCACCAGTTACTCGGTCAATGGTTTATCGTACAGCCAAGAGCGATCAATTTCCGTGGGCACAATTGGAAGTAACAAACGACTTTCATGGTTTCAGCAAGGGCATATGCGGAACTTTCGCATCCAGCGTTTCAGGGGTAACAGCGATGCCCATGTGTCTTTTGTGAGGCTTGAGGCAGAAATTGAAGCATTGGCATACTGATGGTTACCTCACGCAAACTTAATTTAACGAGAGACCAGCTTGCTACCTTTTTAAAAGACCAAGTGCAGATTAAGCAATTCGAGTTGCTTTTTCAAACCGTTGATGAACTTGAAGTAATTACTGGAACGGACTTTGAGTTTCAAGCGGACAATGCCGCAGCTTCTGCAAATAGTGCATTGGCGCAAACAAACACACTTAATGAAATTGTGCAGGGGCTGCAATTAGCACCACCGCCAAGGGAATTCAGGCGCACAAGATATGGGTCGTTTTACGACACAACCACTCAATTAGCGACAACAATCAATACAGCAACAGCTATTACTTTCAATACTACTGATTTAAGTTTTGGTGTCTTTCTTGGCAGTCCCACATCAAGAATCGTCGTGGCTAATGAAGGTCTTTATAACTTTGACACATCTTTTCAATTAGATAAAACAACTGGTGGCACAGCAATTTTTGACTTTTGGTTTCGAGTTAATGGTGTCAACGTAACAAACAGCGGTAGCAGAATTCAAATCCAAGGCAATAATGCCGAGATTTTTTCATCATTAAATTATTTTTTTAACCTCAAGGCAAATGATTACGTTGAGTTGATGTTTTCAGTCAACGACTTGACTGTTGAACTAAAAACATTTGCAGCGGTTGCACCACATCCGGGCATCCCGTCCATCATTCTGACAGTGAACACAGTAGGAGACCTCATATGACTGTTGTCGTTAAAGTTTTAATCCCAGCCAAACAAGCTGAAAGCGCACAAACTACTCAATACACAGCCAATAATGTCAAGGCCATTATTGATAAATTCACGGTTACAAATACCAGTGCTAGTAATACAACATTTAGTTGCAATCTGGTCACTGTGGTTGGTACGGCAAATGCGGCAAATTTAATCATTGATGCCAGAACGATTGTGCCTGACGAAACCTATACTTGCCCTGAGTTGGTGGGTCATGTTTTAGATTCAGGCGGTTTTATTTCCACATTGGCAAGTGCTGCAACATCACTTACCATTCGAGCATCAGGCAGAGAAATTACATAAGGACATGAAAATGAAAGATTTTTTAATGATGCCGAAAGGCTTTATGGGCTTGCCACAAGAGGAAGACTTCATCACTGTGGCACAAAACAAGGCAAACTTTCTTGTTGCGGTAAAAGATTGGCACTATGGCCCTGAAGAACCAAGCAACGACCCAAAGGCAAACCCTGATTTTTATGAATCATTGGCTGATGCCATGCAATGTGATGTAAAAGACGCAAAGCGCAAGCATTGCTCTAACTGTGAATATTACGACAACAGCTTTATGACTCAAGTGCGGATTGAGCGCATACCGATGGCTGGGTACGATATTGGATATGGCTACCGTGGACATTGTGAAAAGCTGAACTTTATCTGCAACGATATGCGGGTTTGTCAGGCTTGGGAAGACGAAGAATATGAAGATTGACCTTTTTGCAATTTGTGCGAAAATCAATCCGCTGAGTCTTTTGGGCCACCAGCAGCTCACCCTATCATAGGAGTTGGCATGGTGACATTGGGCATATCACAACAGCATTTGCTAGAGGTCTATCAAGACCCCTATATTGCACGAGTTGGGCATGACCATAGGCCAGCCGCACCTATTGACCACCCGAATGCCATCTATTTATCAGCTTGGGTTGGTAATTCATTTGCTGGTGCTTTTCTTGTTATCCAACAAAGCGCAGTCGAGTTGGAACTTCATGCGTTGTTGAAAAAATCAGCATTAAAACATTCCCGTGAACTTGGCTTTGCTTGTTTGGCTTGGGCTTTTACCCAGCCTATTTTGCGGGTTACTGCTTACATTATTCAGGGCTTAGAGACGACAAAAAACTATTGTCTCAAGTTAGGTTTCAAAGATGAGGGTTGCAGACGCAGTGCGTGTGTGCAAAATGGTGTGATTAAAGATGTTTATATGTTGGGCATGACCCGACAGGAATGGGGTGCATTATGGGTTTTATAAGTAAACTGACTGGCGCAAAACAAGCTGGGGAAGCTGCCGAGCGTGGTGCTACAACCCAAGCGCAAGCTGCCGAAAAAGGTATTGCAGAACAGCGCAGACAATTTGATGCACTTGTTGAATTGATGTCACCCTACGTTACTGGTGGGCAAGAGGCCTTCAGTCAACAGCAAGCACTTATTGGTTTACAAGGCCCTGAAGCGCAACAAAAAGCCATTGCTGGTTTTGAAGAATCACCTATTTTTCAATCACTGACAAGACAAGGTGAACAGGCTATCTTGCAACAAGAAGCAGCAACAGGCGGTTTGCGTGGCGGTAATGTGCAACTTGCATTGAGTCAATTTCGCCCACAAGTTTTAAACAGTTTGATTGAACAGCAATACGGGCGTTTGGGTGGACTTTCCAGCATTGGTCAAAGTTCAGCCGCAGGGCAAGCTACTGCCGGTATGCAAACAGGAACAAATGTAGCAAATCTTTTGGCTAATCAAGGTGCGGCCATTGCTGGTGGGCAAATTGCAAGAGGCAATGTGGCTCGTCAAACCTTTGGCGATGTGCTTGGTGCTGCTAAAGCATATGCGACTTTTTAAGGTACTGACATGGCAATCAACCCATTACAACAACCAATCGATTATTTTGGCGCAATGCCACAAGTTGATATTGGCAAACAATTTGCAGAGTTTGGGCAAGTGTTAGCTGATAGACAAAAGCGCACCCAAGCCGAAGAAGCCAAAGCGCGTTATGCAACTGATTTACAAGAGGTATTAAACAACCCGTCAATGCAGGCATTTAATAAATTTGCAATGACGCATCCAGTAAGTAGAGAACTTATAAAAGATGTAGCGCAAAGATTTACACAAGAACAACAAGATGCTGAATTCAACATTGGCAGAGATGTAGCCATTGCGCTTGAAAACAATAAGCCAGAGGTTGCGCTTGAGATTTTGAATCAAACAATCGATGCAAGAGAAAAATCCAAACTACCCGCTGGTGTTTATGGTCAGGTACAAAGCATTTTGGCTAACACTGATGACCCAGACCGCCTTAAAAAAGCCAAATTTCAAACAAATTTTGCATTGACTTTACTCAACCCTGAAAAGTTCGGCAAGGTTGTTGATTCTTTAGAAAAGCAAAAACTTGTGACTGAAGAAGGGTTTAAATTATTGCCAGAAGAAGATCGAAAGGCAGCAAAATTGCCGCCCGGCACATACCAAAAAGGTCCGAAAGGTGAAATTAAGTTATTAGCTGCGACAAAAGAAGATTTTAAACTTCTTTCACCAGCGGAGGTAAAAGCAGCAGGGTTGCCACCGGGTACATATCAAACAGGGCCATCTGGCGAAATAAAGTTAGTATCTGCGGCAAAAGAAAACTTCAAACTCCTTACGCCAGCAGAAGTAAAAGCGGCAGGATTGCCACCGGGCACATACCAACAAAGTCCAACTGGTGAAATCAAACCTATTGTAAAAGAACCATTAGTTTCTGTTACTGTTGAAAATCAAAGTAAACGGGATGAGTTAGCTTTATCAAAACTTGATATACCAAGAGCAGAAGAGTTTTCTGCGTCAGCAGCATCTGCACGAACACTGGCAAGAGACGCAAGAACTATTGCAAATTTGCTCAAAGGTAAAGGGGGTGGCGCTGTCATTAAGTTAGGTGCAGATATTGCCAAAACTTTTGGCTTTTCTACTGATACTGTTTCTGTAAATGACCTTGCTAATTCTTTAGCTGTTCGTGGTGCTACACAAATGCGAGCCCCCGGCTCAGGTTCAACATCAGACATTGAATTTAAATCATTTGTTTCGGCTTTCCCGTCATTGGCAAATTCAGAGGGTGGTCGTGAGTTGATGGCAAAGTATGCGGATGCTTTTGCAAAACGATCTGCAAAAATTGCAGACCATGCAAGAAAACTGATACGAACAGACAAATACAGCGAAGAAGAAATTGCTAGGTTTGACGAAAGTCTTGGGTCAATTCTTGACAAAGATTTTTACGAATCTGTCAATACAGGCCCAAGGGTTAATGTGCCGAAATATGTTCCACCAGCCGCTTCAGCCGCACCAGCCGCAGCGCCTAGAACATTGGATTTTGTGCTTGAACTATATGCGCCAAAGAAAAAGTAGATAAATATGGCAACAACACAAGAATTAGAACAAGCATTGATGGCCGCTGATGCGGCTGGAGATGTTGAGGCCGCAACTTTGATTGCTCGTGAAATTCAAATTAGGCGTGAAACAGGAGGTGAGCGTGGGT